AATACCCTAGCTGCTTTTAGTGCAGTACCAATAAGCTTAATTAACTTACCACCAAACAATAATACTAATGATCCAACTAATAGACCAAAGGTTCCCATGTTTTCTGAAAATAGTGATCCAGCTTCTTCAAAGTCACCACGTAAAAGAGCAGAGATCGTATTAAATACAATAGAAGCTTTCTCTATTATATCAACCATGATTGCTTGGAATTTTTCTGGATCTAAGAACATTAAAGCTAAACCAGTTAGTCCAGCTAGAAGTCCTGCTCCTTTAGCTCCTGCGGAAACCGTTTCATCGAACTTATCACCAAACTCTTCGAAACCGCTAGCTATTTGGAATAATCTAGAGTTAGCTTCTTCGTTAAGCTTTTGTGCCTCTCTTCTGCTTTCTTCTGATTCTGCACCTTTTGCTATTTCAGCAAGTTGAGCATTAGCAAGTTCTATACCTCTATCATCACCATCTTCTATTGCTGATTTTAGATCTTCGTTTGCTTTATTATATGAATCTTGTAATTCTTTAACTTCACCCTTTAGGTTTCTTCCGAAAGCTCCGCCAAGTTTTGTTAATGATCTTTGTAGATCTTTATTTAAAGTATCATCATCTAAAACTTTTTTACTTTCTTCAAGCTTTGATATAATACCTTTTACGCCTTCAAGATTATTTTTACTCTCTTGATCGTTCCAAGTTGTTTGTAATTTTAAAAGATCACTAGATTGTGATTCAATAGCGGTTAGTTCTTTTAATCTATTATCTAAGGTTTTGTCAGTTTTAGATCCGGCAAGAAGTTCAACAGAAGCATTCAAAGCCTTCTGCATTTTTTCTGCAGATTTATATTCTCCTGTTGCTCTTAACTCATCTATTTTTAGCTGAGCATCTTGCATTTTAACAAGAGAATCTGCTTTGACCTGTGCTCGTTTAGATGCTCCGTCTGTGGCATTGATTAACGTATTAAGATGTTTATTCGTAGATACAACTTCTTTCTTAGTATCTTTCTCTACTTTTTTATCTTCCTTCTTTGACTTTGCCGGCTCTTTTCTTTCTGCTATCGGCTTTTGCTTTGAAGTTGTAGGTTTTTTATCGTCTGCCATTAGTTAGTCCTAATCTGGGTTACTGTCACCGTGTTCTTTTGCTGCACTTGATGTATATAAACCGAACCAAGCTGCGCCTGCACCTACTAAGATACTGATTAAGCCTGATTGCTCAAGTGATGGTTCTGGTAATTCCATAAACCAGAATGTAGCATAATATAATAAGTACATGTAAATAGATAAGAATAGTCTCGGTATAACTCTCCATGCATCTAGTGTTTTAGCTGCAAAGACCCATTTTTGCCACGGGTTCTTCCTATCATTTGTTGTTAATTCAAAAATTTCTTGTTTTAATTCACCAATCTCGGTAACCATAGCCATAAACTTTTTAAGGTCTATTTCTACTTCATTACGATCCATGTCACCTTGAAACTGTCCTGTTGGTTGATTCATTTTATTTCCTCATTTTAGCTTGCTGTTGTTGCAACCTTTCGTTCTCCTTTTGGATATGATCCTGCAGGAGAGCAATGTAAATTTCCCTCTCCCATGGCATCATATTTTCCAATTCGGTTAACGAATAACCGTGATGCTGCATCATTGCAAAGTTAGTCTTGTAATGGTTTACAAGGCTATCATGCGAGAGGCCTAAGTAAAAAAACTTTGAAGACCTTTTAGTTCTACTTTGTTTTCTTTACTACACTTAATACATTTATACTCTATATCATGAGTTAATGTTGGAACTGTTTCAAAGAAAGCAGATATCAATTTGAATTGTGGTGCGGTTAAGTTATTCACAAATGCCTCAACAGATTCTCTTGGTTCGTCTTTCGTATCATATACTCCATCATCATCAAATATTGTATCAATACAATCAATAACTAAATCAAACGCACCTTCTGCTTTCGCTAGGTGGGATTCATCATATTTTTCTATATCCATTATTCCAGGATATCTAAGCGTTACGCCTATATCCTTATCTATAATAACGGTGTTAGATTCTGGAAGATCTGTTAGATTTATTTCTTCTAAATTAACTCGGACTGGTGTAACGGAATTACACGTTTCATCTAAGCATTTAAGTTCTAAATCTACGATCTCGCCAACAGACTTTGAACGTAAGGCTAAAAACATTTTTTCGAAATCAAAAAGTGTAAAATGATTCATGTCTAGTTTCTCATATACACAATCTTCGATTATATCTTTTAAAGTTCTAATAATCATTTTTTGATCTTTCGATTCTAAAGCAATCATTAAAAGTTTTTCTTCCTTTACATTATAAGGTCTGTATTCTATTTGTTCTCCTGTACTCGGCAAAATTGTCGTGTACCTAGAACTATTCACTACTGGCAAAGCCATAATTTATTCTCCTAAGTAATAGTATTAATTGCGCTTCTTATTGCTGAACCTGTAGAACTCAAAGGTCCTTCAGGCACGAATCTATCGTAAGCAAAAGTTACGCTCATTTCAGTTACTGCATCTGTTTGGGCATTATCTAAAGCAATGCCTTCATAACTTACGGGATAAGCCTTTAAAAGCTTAACCCCATAGACCGGAATGTTCTTCTGGTTCAGTTGCTGTATTATCACGTCAACAGAATAATCATTTTTAAATCCTGTGACATATGATTCGGTATTAAATATGCCTGACTGCCATTGTTCAAGCATATTTCTCATATAATAATCATTTGTTAAATGGAATGTCATAGTAACATCCTCATCAATAAATGTATATGGGTATTTGTTTTGTTGTTTGTCGTGATCGTGCTCAAATGTAGATAATGTTCTACCTGGCATATTAACTGATTTACATAAGATAGATATATCTCTTGGATCGTTAAGTAAATTACCAGCGCTAAAATTTCCTGATAATAGCGAGCTTACGATTTGTTGTGGATTAATGTTTAATAAAGAAACTGCAGGAGGTGCAAAAATAACATTGAATCTATTAGCTGGGGCTAATCCACCTTTCTTCGCTATTGTTGATTTTAAATTTTCAATATTCATTATTACCCTCTAATGATTTTATTAGAATCAGCCCAAACTGCTGATTTACCTTTCTTCTTAAATTGTTCTGTTGGTAAGAATATAGCTATTTCCCATTCTGCCATAGGTACACGAACTATCTTTGAAGCTACGTGACCTGTTAGATAATGTTTAAAGCAAGGTTTAAATTCTTTAAACTTTTTACTTGATTGCAATAAATTATATCTAGCTTTTATTCTACTTTTATCTGTTATCTTTTTTGGCGCTGTTTTCATTAGCTCATCTAAAAACTTAGCTCTTACTCTCGGATTTAAATAATGTAAATTTAATCCGTAGAATCCACCAGGTGCAGGTTCAACCATTAGCACTAATGGAAATCTATCATAGTAAGGCAATTCTTCTTTATATTTAGGATCGTAAAAATACATGTACATATTTCCAAATACCGTTTTTGTTACTGGATCTAATGCGTCATCTTTTAATAAAGATGTACGATTTACCTGACCTAATTTTTTTATATTAGCCTGAAACCATTTCTTGCTTTCTTCTGTTCTAGCAGTTATGCCAGCTCGGAATGCGCCTAATTCTAATGTATCAAATAAACTTGCCATAGTACTATTTATGCTTTCCTGTTAGTAGTTTGATCCCTAAATTCTTTAAAGTATCTTCTGTCCACACCTGGAACTTCCACCCTTTATGTTCAGCAAACTGTGATGCAGCATTCCATTTATCTGTATTTTTAATAAATGTGGTTACTTCTCTTAAATGTTTCTTGGTTTTTCTTCCACCTTTTGGTGGAACCGTTTCTTTCTTCGGTTTAATTTCAACCAAATATACATCACCATTGGTCATTTCTATTAATAAGTCAACAAAATAACGGTGTATTCTTCCGTCCACTTGCCATTTATATGGTACAACTACTTCTTCACTGTTCCAAAAACGTATGTTTGGATTAGCTTCGCACCATTTAAACGCTTGTCTTTCCCATAAAGATCTATATTGTACTTTACTTGCATCGCCTGCATACTTTGATTTGTTTTTTATTGTGTATTTGCCTTTGTAACTCATATAAATAAACCTATAATAATTAATTTTATACAGGTATTTATATGGCTTCAATATTAACTTTCCCAAGAACTCTTCGCAGTGCAGCGGATGATAAAATGCCACACATTGGATTTTCTCTTACTGGTAAAAATAAACCAGATGCTACAGAAATAGATAGAGTACATTTATTCATTCCATCTGGATTTTCAGTAAAAGACGGTGCGTCATTTCAAGGTTTAGAGCTTGGTACTATTAATGCTATGAAAAAAGTTGTTGATACCGTAAAGAAAGGTGAAAGCGTTGAAGCTTCAGATATATTTACAGGTACAGATGCTACTGTAATGGGAATGAAAGCTATTGAAGGTCTTACAGGTGGAGCAGGTGGTGCATCAGCAAAAGCTGCTATGGATCAAGGCGTTGCTTTTAACCCACAAACAGCATTGGCATTTGATGGTGTTGAATTAAGAACATTTTCCTTTGCGTTTAAGTTAGTACCAGAATCAAAAGAAGAAGCAGAAGACGCAAGACGAATAGAAAACTTTTTTAGAAAATACTTATACCCA